AGTTGAAGCTATAATACTGGCAATATTATTGCGATCAGTTATGGAGTTTTGTTGCTTAAATTCTTTCTCCTGCATGGCTTGTTGCGACTTTTGAGTATTCTCAGATGAAGCCACACCAGAGGCCACGGACCCATGACCTAAACGCTGAACAGGAGTAGTACCGGGAAAAGCCGTATCAAGGTATTCCTTCTGCATTTGACCCATTTTAGCGCCGTCCGGAAGCTCCGGCATAGGTATTCCGTCGGGCTTACCATTATCAAGAGCAGATAAAAACTCCCCGGATCCGGGAAGAAAGACATTAGCCAGCGGCGCGGCCCAAGAGGACCAACCCATTAAACACCAGAAGGACGAAAGGCAGGAATTGTTGAACTATACTTTCGAATCGATAAAGAAACGCCACCATCAATCGTCATAGCCGTACCAGAATAATTCGTTAACTGGTATCCAAAACAATAAACAAACCCACCTGCCAACTCAAGACTAAAAATTTCAGTCTCAATAGAATCATGTATATTGGAATTATTTACACTCGACACTTGATTAGATGGTAAATACATAAACTTCGCCAAAGAATTATTAGCACTCGCTTTATCCGAAACAACCGTATTATTCGTTGCCTTACGACCAAAAAAGAAGTTTCCAAAACAATATCCGGAATCCTGCATAGCAAATAAAGCACGACCTGAAACCTGAAATATCAAATTATGTTTATCATTAGAGGGACTTAAAAAAAGCCCAAATGCCACTCTCGATGACGCCGCGATATCCGGCGTTCCCGTCGTCCCAAAATTAAAAGCATCATAATCTTCTCGAACCGTTGCCGTATAAGCATAGGGTAAAATGGTACCCCACCCATTTGACCCATCTATAGCCGCTAAATCCGCGGTCGTAAATGTATCTGCTGAAGGATTTAGATATAAACTTTTCGAACCAACAAAATCGGGCTTCATGCAGCTCCTGTTCCAGCAAAAATAGATTCCTCTGCATTAGGTATAAACCTACGACAAAATACCGACAATTTTGCTTGGCTCGACCAATGCCGAAGTTGAACATCTGCAAACATCGGAGTATAGTCCGACGGCTTTACATAAACGATCGATGCGCGACTTGTCATACCGGCAGTTCCAATAAAAGGATGTCCTGCGACTTCGACGTAATCAGGAGATAACATGTTAGGCTGTTCGCGATACCACTGCGCATAGGGGATTTTACCTAGATCGACAGAGGACCCACCAGATGAAACCTCGTTCCAGTTAAGCGTAATAGGCGGTTCCTTCTTTAGAATCATAGGATCGCATGCAATTTCCTTGTAGGTCGGCTCAGACTTTAGCCAGAGATATCCACATTCCTGCTGATAGACAGGAGGTATCCGCACCAGCCCCATGATCCAAACCGACCCATGTTCAGGAAAAAACTTCATTGGAAAAGAAAGAGATACAATGCCTTGCGACTTGCCGATATAAAAACCTAAATTGTTGTCAGACGTACCGTTTATTTCCTGTCCCGATAGGCTATGAGTTTGACGCATAACGAGTTCAGGGCGCTGGTCGGCATCAATATTGACTTGGGAATCCCACGTATAATTAAGGACGTCGCGGTAACGAGAAACAGCAAACCAGTCTCTGGCCTGTTCAGAACGGAGACGACCTTGGAGTTGCCCTAGCTGGTATAGATCGACCTCGCCACCAGAAAGAGCGAGAGAATAGTCGGCGGTTGATAAGTTACTCGGAACCCCGGTGTTCCATGAACGCTTCAGATGGCAACACGGTATGCCGCACTCCAGAATTGGGTCCGGATAAGTAAGGCTTGTAAGGTATGTCATAGCCTTTTGGTCGCCAGGTACGGTTGGGTCTGCGAAATAATTGTTCCATATCATTAAATACGGATCATTGGCCCACCTAGGAACAACAGGAGCGGAGGTATAGTACACGCCCAATACAGCCGGGCGGTTGGTGCCAGTAAATGTCCTCGTTCCGAGCGTGGTTGTTTCATCGGTTCCAGCTTTGAGAAAATCGGTCCATTCATTACCTGCAGTTGAACCATTGGCTATTGAATAAACATGACGGTGAGGTACGTAGAACGCAAAGAGATCCACAACGGCATCGAGATACATATAATGCACAAGAGGCGACAAACGCATTACACCTTGCATGTGGACTTCCATACTGTCGCCGGCGACTACCGGGATTACAGACAACGTCTGGAGGCACCCGATTTGTCCGGTCTTAAATGACAAATGCGATAGGTCAACATCACGCCTTTCAATAGGCTTTGTGACCGTCTCGCGGGGTCCGGACGATTTAGGGTATGACTTACCCTGCGACATCTACCTTCTCCAGCTTGCTAAGAGCGCGGTTGTATTCTGCAATCAAAGGTGTCAATTCAAATACAATTTGCTCATGAGCCTTCCGAGACTTTTCAAGCTCACCAACCAAAAAATCACGGCGCGCTTGCACTTCGTTAACCACAACTTTATCAGGCACGATAACCTCCAGTAAAATACGGTTGTTTCACACGCTTCTTACCACGGACACGACCTGATGTAAACTTACCCATTGGAAACGACCTCCGTTGGCTCAGGTGTAAAAATACCTTTAGAATCAATATAATTCATGAGGAGGCCTTGGATCGCAGAGACTATTGTAAAGGCAAGCGCTAGCCAGCGTTTTCTAATGGTCATGATTAAAAATATACTCCCACAGCAATAATAATGTCAACATTAATTTTTACTCCTTGGTTCGGCCTTCTCAAGAGCCAAGCCGGTTAGCTTTTCAAACTGGGCGCGCGCAGCGTTACGCGCAGGAGAATCAAATAATTGCACCACAAGTGCAAAGATTTGCTTTGCAGTACATGACTGTGGAGAAGAAAGACCGCGGCCCATATCTTCGGCTGTATAAACAGGCAATTGCTCAGCAAAGATACAAGCTGGCTGAATATTAATCCCGGACACAAATGTGGCGATTCCCGCCGCCACGAATTCAGCCGGCAAAGAAAAACGGTTAAGCAACATACTGTCGCATGAAGCAGATAAAAGAGTGTGCAAAACTTGAGACATAGAATTGCGATCGGGGGGGAGCCACGGATCGGGACCAGTAAACTTGTCAAACTCAGCTTTGGTCACACGAATAGAATCAAGGTAACCCTTGGTACCCATAGTACAGAGCATACGCATAGTGCATATAGCAACGTCAAGATTAAGACTAGACATTAGAACCTCCGGTTAAGTGATACATAGACGCGCGCTTTGAGGGGATCCTTGGAGAATCCCCTAGCGCGCTATTAGATGAAATAGGAAAACACTCATTAAGAAATGAGACGAAATCAGATAAATAATTAGAAATAGAAGCATAATCAGATAAATAAGATAATTTAAACATGAATAAATGAAAACGAGAACGAAATAAATAAATGCCAGAGGCAGTGAAATTACGAATAGAAGAATCAGAAGTTATAATAAATAAAATAGAATAAATATGGTCATCGATACGATGGTCCAGAAAATAACGATTACATACATGTATCAAGCGCATGTGGCGCTTAACGGCCGCAAGCTTGTCAGTAATTGACAGCATAAGTTGGGCCTGAAAGAGAAACAGAAAAAGTACCCTGTGGGAAGTACTTAGAAACGTCCATCAGCCGTAAATTGGTTATCGCGGTAACGCCAAAGTTCACAATCCTGCACAGTCTTGGTCTTTCGATCAAATCGCGATACAGCTTTAACAAATTGATCGGTTGGTGTAGCAAAGCGCGGCGGAATAACCTTAGATAAATAGACCTTGGCAGACTCTTCACGAGCAAGCGTCTCAGCATCTGGCGCGGTAGTCGCACCGGCCCCATCCATAGGCGCAGGACTTTGACCTGCTGGAGGATTACTAGACGGTGCTGCAGGGGTATTGGTACTATTGCCTCCTTGAGGGGCTGTCGCCCCAGTCGCCGGGATACTCTCGTTCGCCATATGCAACCGACCTCCTCATTTTGTGATTTTGTCATGTACTTCGAGACATATCCTACCACAGAAGCCGCAGGCTTAGCAACCATAGCTCGCCAAGAACCTTGAGCGCGTTCCACAGGCCAACGCCAACCAGCATATCCAAAAGAATCACGAGCAAAAAAACGGACAGCTTTAGGGGTAGATGTACCATACGTCCATAAATCCTTAAATGAATCCACCTCTCTGTAATACGGCACAAAGGCCGCCCGGTTAGGATCACAAAAAGACCCCGGAAGGGTCTTAAAACAATGGACAACGTGGATGTGAAGCCTTCGCGTCTTAGAACCTCGCTCCACGATTGCAAAATAATTATAGTAGTCCTGACCAGCCGCCCTAGCCTTGGCGGCTTTCCGTACCGAACCATAGGAAGCCTCCGCAAATAAACGATCTACCGACCGGATATAATCTGTCCATATAGAGGTTTTGACCCCCTTTGGGGGAAATACCTTTGACATACAACCATCGCGCACAGTCAATGAATCAAATATAACATACCAACCATGCTTGGAACGATAGTCAACCTCAATAGCCAACCGGCGCTTCATCTCAGAGATCTGACCCATCTGCGCCCCTACCCGGAAATCCTCCACAAGCTTTACAAGCAGTTCATAGGAAAATGTCTCATCCTCGACCTTTTTAAGGTCCTCCGGCGCCTTGGTCTTAGAATAGCGCAACTCCGCATAGTCAAGCTTTAGCCGCGGATTATAGACTTTTCGGGTAAAAGAACCAAATATCCGGATAACATGCTCCTGATGGGTCTTTGGAAAGGATTTCCAGACCTTCAAGACCTCGTGATAGACACAAACCCCGGATTTTGGAATGCAAACCCCCTTACGGGTGTTGCAAATAACAGTATTGTGATCTAGTCGGTTGATACAAAAGAGCAAATCGTCGATATCTTCCTGGTAATGTTCCTTCTGGATGTCTGTTAATAGATTAATACGGCAGGAATATTGATATTTGAGTTTCTTTACACGACATTTTAATATGCAGGAGAGACGAACTTGACGGTCAATAGCGGAAAATTGGGATATAGGAAGGACTATCTTAGACAGTTGTACTCCGCTTTTGAGACTTCTTAAATGAAACCGTATCCAAGCCACCTTTCACCATAGAATAACCAATCCCTACACCTGCAGCGCTTCCTATAATATCTTTAAGCACCTCCGCATAAGCACGCGCAATTTCAGCACCTACGATCCACCCTGCCTTTTTACCGCGTTCAAGAGCCAATGGAATCTCGGCCTCGGTCAGACCTTTTTGCACCTCAGCAAGCGCAGCGTCAGCTAACTTTTTTTTAGTATCTGCTTCAATGTTAGGATAATCAGCTTCCAAGCGTTTATTGGCTATATCAGTCATAGTCTCATGGTCGCCGGCACCAGATAATCCATGCGATTTATAAGCATTAAGCGCGTCCATCATGGCTTTTGAATTAATACCAGCAGTTGAAGCTATAATACTGGCAATATTATTGCGATCAGTTATGGAGTTTTGTTGCTTAAATTCTTTCTCCTGCATGGCTTGTTGCGACTTTTGAGTATTCTCAGATGAAGCCACACCAGAG